CATGACTACAGATGTGTCAGATACAAGTGACGCTGCTACTGGAACTGACAAAAAGATTACCTGGGCCAACATCAAACTGGCTCTAAAGACGTATTTCGATACTATTTATCAGCCATTAAGCGCTGTATTGACCGCTACCACAGCTTCATTTACTACAGCGATGGCTGACAAGCTGGGATTTATTACGGTCACTCAGGGGGTAGATTTGGACCAGATGGAAGCTGATATTGCTGCTTTGGCCAACGGTATGTCTTATGAAGGCAACTGGGATGCTTCAGCTGGTTCTTTTCCCGGTGCTGGTTCTGCTCAGAAAGGATTTTTCTACACAGTTTCTGTTGGTGGTACAGTTGATGGTGTGACGTTCGTAGCCGGTGACCGCTTGATTGCTACGGTTGATAATGCTTCAGCTACCGTCTACGCAGCCAACTGGACTCAATTGGATGCTACCGATGCGGTCACAAGTGTTGATGGCGCAACTGGTAATATTGAATTAGCCACTATTCTATTTGCTAAAACAGCCAAGACTACACCAGTTGATGCTGACACAGTTTCATTTACTGACAGTGCAGCTGCAAACGTTTTGAAGAAGGTCACCTGGGCCAACGTAAAGGTCACACTCAAAGCGTACTTTGACACTCTATATGTGCAACCACGTGGCGCAGTCAACACTCAAACAGGTACTACCTACACCCTAGTAATAGGCGATGAGTACCTGCTGGGGGTTACAATGAACAACGCGGCTGCCAACACAATAACAATTCCACCAAACGCTGACGTTGCTCTACCAGTAGGGACTAAAGTATTCATTACCCAAGGGGGTGCTGGCTCTACCACCATCGCAGCCGGTGCAGGTGTTACAATAAACGCACCAGCCTCAGTAACCGCAGCTATCGGAGAGCAACACGGAAGTCGAGTTGTTCAGAAAATTCAGACGAACGAATGGTTACTCATTTAATATAAATAATATGTACATTGCAACACTAACAAGCAAAAGAGAATTAGAAGATGGACGACTAGAAGTCACAGTCTCATACTCTGACGGAGTAGATACCCAAACAGAAACCTTTATCCCACAAGATAAGCAGGGGTACTTTCACCGTACCCAACAAGTAGCCGAGTCTCTTACTACTGCTAAACTTCTAAAGACAGAAGACAATGTGGAAAAGGAGATTGTAGCTACACCAGTAGCAGACACTCGCACAGCAGCCGAGAAAGCTCAAGCACTTTGGCTAGAAACCTACTACCGTTTAGAGCAACTTGAGAAACTTAATGAAAAGGCATTTCTTACAGGGGCACGACTTACGTTGCTCAACAAAAAGATTGCAGACGCTAAAACATTCCTTGATGCTAATATCAAGGTCGAGTACCTAGACGTTATTTAGTTTATGGCTAATGTAAATACATTAGTTGTTGCTGGTGGTGGAGGAGGGGGCGCTCTTCGACTAGCTGGCGGTGCTGGTGGAGGTGGTGCTGGTGGCTACCAACCCAATACTTCTTTTATTGTAACCGCTCAATCTTATGCTATTACTGTAGGTAATGGAGGAAGTGGTGGGACAACTTTTAATGATGTCGCAACGCTTGGTGTGAATGGTGGTGACTCTATATTTTCTACTATAACTTCTGTTGGAGGAGGTGGAGGTTTGGGTGGTAACGGTGATGGTAGCGTAATTGTGGCGGCAGATGGTGGCTCAGGCGGAGGTGGTAACGGTACTGGACAGGGAACTAAAGCGGCGACAGTGCCAGGGTCAGGTACAGCAGGACAGGGTAACACAGGGGGTGAGGGAACAAACTCAGCTAACGGGCCTCCAAACTATGGGGCTGGAGCGGGCGGTGGTGCAGGTGCAGTAGGTGGAAATGGTAGCGGTTCTAATGGTGGAAATGGAGGTGCTGGTTTAAGTAGTTCTGTTTCAGGCACAGCAGTTTTACGAGCAGGAGGAGGAGGAGCGGGTGTTTGGCCTAGTGGTACAGCCGGTACAGCTTCCGCAGGCGGCGGAGCAGGAAGCAGAACCTCAACAAGTAATTCAGCAACTGCAAACACAGGGGGTGGCGGTGGTGGTGCTGGTAGTCAAACAAATAACAACGGTGGTAACGGTGGCTCAGGTATCGTAATCATCGCCTACAAAACAGACGGCTCAGACGGTGTATCTACTTCTTCTACAGGAGGGACTGTTACAACATCAGGTGGGCAAACAATCCATACATTTACATCAAGTGGTACTTTCACAATGGTAGCTAGTGGAGGTGGCCCAGCAGACCAAGATGCTCGTAGAGGAGTCATTATGATGATGTAACACGTGCTACAATTTAACTATGATACTTTCACCACTAATCATCGCCATCGGTTTTCTCTGTTACCTTGCTGGTTTCTTTTCGCATTTTTTACTTACCCGGCGTGACACTACATTAGAAAAAAAGATAGCAATTTTGATACTGGTAAGCTGGTTGTCTTTTGCTATGATTGCCTACCTTCAGGATAGAGAATTGTCTATCTTCTTTAATGCTGCTGGTATGGGTGCGGTAGGAAACTTGCTAGGCATCAAGACTTCTGAAGTAATTGGAAGTATAATTAACAAAATAAAATAATATGCAAGGTTTTACTAATTACATGCTGAATACCGTAATTGTACTAATTGTACTTTTAACTGGTAATTTTGTGTACAACCAAACGGCTGAAGCCTATATTCGACACGCTGATATATCGAACTTTGTTGAACTAAAACAGTTTGTTGCTGAAGATATCTGCATAGGTGATAAAAAGCAAAATATTGTTTTTACACGCTTGGTGTATGGAACTGAAAATGGATATGATGCAACGGTGGTGAAGGAACTTTTTTTGGTTGAACGTGGAATGCAAACTAAAATTACTGATGAAGTAAAAACACCATTTCTTGAAATCTCAGAAGATGGTATTGTCACCATAATTCAAAACATTCCTGGTGATTTAGATTCAGGTAACTATCAGTGGGTATTGAGACTTAGTATAATTATAAAAGGAATCGTTCGTGATGATGTGCCTTTAATACAAAGTAATATTTTTAAAATTAAAGAATGCGTATGATATCAAACCCAGAATTTCTCATAACTCACCACGGCGCTGATGCGAGACTTCTCACCTTGGCTGAAATGCGTAGGATTTACCAGGACACTCATTATAAAAACTTATATCTAAAATATGCACAACCTCGTTCAAGTGGTGATTTTCCTGATATTGCTTATCATATTTTGGTTGCTAGTGACGGCTGGGGTTACGCACGTGACTTAGACGTTGAAGGGTATCACGCATCAAACTACCCGGTGAATATGAATTCATATGGTATCTGTATTTCAGGCAACTATGATGTGATGACTCTTTCACCTACAATGGAAAACTACTACCGTGAAGCGGTAGCTGAAATTCGAAAGAACACACCAAGTCTGAAGTTTTGTAATGGTCACCGGGCGTATGCAAATAAGTCATGCCCTGGTGGTAGCATTACAAATGAGTTTATTAAAGAAGTTTTCGAAACTTCTATTAAGCCAAAGTCTGATTCAAATGAAGCTGCAAAACATTTACAAAATGCGCTCATTGAAATAGGCAAGGCTATTAACGAATTATAATTATGTTTACAGAAATAGATGCGGCTGTATTAGCTATCTTAGGAGGTATTGTAATGGGGGTATTACAGGCCATTAAGCCGTTTATTGATGAGAAGTACACACTAGTAGCACTAGGTGTGTTCGCTCTTACCCTGGGCGTATTATTGGCATCCTCAGTGGCTGCTGAAAGCTTTAGTTCCTTCTTGATTCAATCAGTCATGAATGCTTACTTCATTGTGATTGCAGCTTCAGGTCCATATTCTATTGCCAAGTCAGTAACTAAGAAAGAAGAAAATCCGGCTGGATTGTAGTATAGTAAATAGCGGTGGGAGTAGGATTTTGCCTTATGAACAACAGCACTGACTATCAGTGCTGTTTGTTTTTATGTGTGGATAAGTAAATACCCTAGCTAGGGTTTTATGTTATTATATATATGTAGCCACGAAATAAGTTCGTTGCTACGTTACTAATTAAGACCAACAAATATCAAACACTACAAAACCAAACGCTTCTTAAAAAAGAATGCCCGGTTCACTGGCGCATTAACAAGAGAAGTAATCGGTGGTGCTGTTATATTGGGTATAATTGGGGGTATAGCAATTGATTTATTGAAAACACCATACTTATATGAGTATGTTGAAGCTTCAGAATCTGAACTGGTAATTGAACCAGAACCAAAAGAAGTACGTATTGAAGTAGTATACAACTGGAATGCTCAACGTATTGAACAAGAGATACGTGAGGTATTCCATGAAATGCCAAACACGGCTGTAGCCACCTTCAAGTGCGAATCTGGTGGTGGGGTACTCAAAGCACAGGTGCAAAGCGGTCACACATTAAGTTATGGCCGGGAACAAAGCTTTGGACCACTACAAATTCATGCACCTGACCATGAGCAGACAGCACAACGTTTAGGGTACGGTGACTATCGTACTAATCCAGCTTCAAACGTTCGATTGGGAAAATACATTTATGACCAGCGTATAAAATACGGCGGTTATCCATTCCAGGATTGGAGTTGCTACAACCAAGATTTGTACAAAAAATATCTGTAAAAGAAAAAACCACTTATAGTAAGTGGTTTTTTCTTAATCATTAGTATGAGTCTTTTTTTGAGGTATTTCACACGCTCATTGTTGGGCAATGGCTGTTATCGTATTTAAAGAACACTATTGAGCCTATAGGCTATTCTCCCACGAATGCCTTCTCAACTAGATATGTATTTATAGTAACACTTCTTCAAACAAAAAACCCTTCATCTGTAAATCAAAATAGTACTTCGCTTCATTTTTGTCTTTTATATCGGCTGGCACTTTCTTGCCGGCTGGTAAAATCATAAAAACTGATTCTCTGTTTTCAAACCATTGCAAATCATGCTGCATAGATAAATATTATATCATGGGTAGAAACAGCCACTCGTGGTGGCTGCTAGTTTTTATACTGGGATTCCCAGTTTGCGTTTGTACAGGTAGACGTGCTCGCCGTCTATTACTGTACGGATAAAGAGGACTTGTCTTGTATCGTCCCAGAAGACTAGCCATATTACTCCGTTACCATCTTTAAGAATTTGACATGTGCCGAGTGTGCCAGGGACAGTTTCCACAACACACGTTTCTGGTTGAGTTAGTGGGGTAATTCCTTTAGCCATTCCCAGTATTGGAAAGGCCAAGCAAAGCACGAGCAGTAGTATCTTCATCTGAGCACCTTTTGATGTGAGCGTAGTGCTGCGTCCTGCAATAGAACGAGCAGTAGGTTGCCGGAGATTCAATGAACTTCCGGCAGCGGTGGTTTTGGCATCTGTTCAGCTTGGTCATGTCATGCACTCCCTTTCTGCGCCTGTGTAACGCTTTCTTTTTGTTGCGCTTCACGATAGACACCTCGCTGCCAGTAGTAGTTGGTGGTCACATGATTCTTCTCTTTCTGAGCCAGTTGGAAGCCAAGATTCACGAGCCACTCAAGAACGAGCCACAAGCCCCCATTCACACGTGCTTTGATATACAACGTATGGCAGAAAAGCTCGTCTTTACCGCCAGTCACACGGTTGAGCCAACGACTGAAAGTGTTTTTAGTCATGGTCTTCCCCAGTAGTGAGAAAGCGATAGTGAGAACGCCGGTTCATTTCTTCATCTGAGAAATGCTGCCTGAACAGCAAGTCTGCTGCCCGGCAGCCGTCTGAACAAGCAACCATATCTTTCCATTGGTCAAAGTCATCGCGGACATTGACAATGGCACTGCACCAAACGCATGCTGATTTCTTCATGGTGGTTTCCTTTTGTCAATGAGCTTATCTAGCAATAATTATAGCATCTATTTTTTGGTCAAAATTAATCTTGTACTGTGATGATAGGCTTACGCCTACGTTAGAGTGTGTAGCCTAGTTTTCTCTAATCAACCTCCACTTGGGTTTTGCTAGTACACTCGCCCAAGCTTCAAAGGTTCGTAGGAATAAACCAATCATCTTGCACTGTGATGATGGGTAGTGTATCAGGTGCTGATTTTTACTTAACGAAACACAAGGCAAGAAAACCAATAATATACACAATAATAATTGGGGGAAATAGTAGGGCAACTATAAGCAGCAGTAGTAAAATGATAAATGGCATATGCTATCTGGCAACTTTAATACTGTACTGCTCAACTACACCTTCAAGATACATACGCCGTGCTTCACAGGCTTTGTTCATTTCTTGTGAGTATCTTAGCTCAGACTCATGAGCTGCTACAGAATCATCTTTTGAAACTAGACTAATCATTATTAACACGATTATAATGAAACCAGTAATAAGTAGTATTTTATCCATATTATTTTTCTTTACTAGGTCGGCCACCTCTTTTGCCATACTCAGTGTATGTTTCTTTATCGTACCCAGCTTTACGAAACTGAATCAGGAACTGACCAGCTTCTTTCTTTGTAGGTACAACTTCAGCACCACATTCAGTACAGGCACATAGTGGTTTGATTGTTATTTCTTTTTCAGACATACACTCAGTATAACTTATTTTCTTCTATTAATTGGTACTTTAATCTTCTTAGCCACAACACCAAATACTTCTTCAGCACCGGCATTGAGCAACTTGCGAATTCCTACTTCATCAACACTTAGAAAAGTTTCAGGCACTTCACGCTTGTTCACTGAAATTATCTCGTAATCATTCTTGAAAGTAACTGAACCTGATTCACCTGCTACCTTTACGTCAGCACCAGTAACTTCAGCCATTTTACTGACGGCTGTTTCAACCTTCAGTTTACCCCGGCCTGAACCAACACGAGCAACAATCTTCTCACGTTCAGCTTCAGCTTGTAATTCTTTTTCTGTTTGGTAGATACCCATAACTGAACGGATATGCTTGATGCCTTTTTCCAACTGGGTTTCCATTGGCTTGTACCGGCCACGAATATCTTTCAAGACAGCGTTTAGTGGCTTAGTCAGTTTCTCTTTATCCTTCTTAATTTCACCAGCCTTCAGATTTAATTGTGACAAAAGCTCAGTAGCCTGGCTCATGTCTTTGTCATTCTTAATCGCTAAAGCAAGACTGTTGGTGGCTACTTTGGTCACATTCAGTTGGACTTTCTTCAGTTCTTTTTCGTTTACTTCTGGTAGTGTTTTAGTCATTATTTGTTTAGTTTAATAGTTTCTAATTGTCTAAATCTTTCTTCATCGCCTTCTTTTAAAGCAGTTATTCTGCTGGCTTCAACATCACGCATTACTCGCATCTTTTCTGATTGTGAATAGGGTGATGTTGGGTAATCTGAATTATCCATGAGTAATAATAATTGTGTTTACTAATAATGTGAGTATGGTGAGTATATAAAATATAAATATCATCAAAGCTATTGATGCAATACCATAAATGACTAACTCAATTTTTTCTTTTGTGTTTAATATCATACCTACTTATTATATACCCTAGCTAGGGTTTTAGCAAGGGGTCAATATCCTCAATCTGTTTCACTACCAGATATTGACCACCATTGCGTATAGTGCGCCGTTTAAATAAAACCTGGTCCGTACTGAGCTTGTCTTTTCCTACTTTGATTTCTACACCAACAAACTGACCGTCAATGATACATATGATATCCGGCACACCTTTCATTCCAGCAAATGCCCGGTAACCGCCATAACCGCTATTCAATGATTTATCCCAAACTGCATTGTTATTTTGCCGCCAACAGAAAATGCCAGCCGTTTCTAGTTTCTTTAGCACTTGGTCCTGAAGGTGTTTTTTTGTACTCACTTTTTCTTATGTATTTTCTTCATCATATGCAATGGCATATTCTTGGCTCGTGCTTTGAATTCTAGCATTTCGTCTGGTCTGAGAAACATCCAGGATAAATCCCAATCAGGAATTTGTGGGAACGCATTGATAGTTTCTGAGTCAAGTGGCAATGGCAAGTCATCATTTTCCAATCCAATATCAGTTGGACAGAACCAGATTCGATTTTCTCCGTATCCCGGTGTGACCACCGCGCCGGACCTGTACAATACATCCTTTTCTCTTTTAAAGTCGCTTAGGGGGTAAATTTGAGCTTCAAAATAAGGGCTAGAAATAAGGGTTATTTGAACCAAACACGATTTCCTGGGTTTCTCTTTTTTCTTTGGTTTCGCTATTGCGGTGTACATAATATCACCACCTTTCATCCGTTGCTTCACTTTCTTTGAGCGATGCAACCGCGCCAGTGCTGCATCGAACACATTCAGGTCAATGTTTTTAGCTTTAGCCATTGCTTCCAGTTCAGAATAAGTGACATCACGTTTTTCTGAAATGATGCGCTCGTGAATCTTCAGTGCTAGTTTGTTGGGGTCAGATTTCCATAGCATACAAGGTGCAGTAAACAAAACTGAAACTTGTGCGACCAAGGTGGTTTTGTGGTGGTTGTTTACTGCACCCTAAAAATTAGGGATAGCTTTACTTTTGTTCTGAACCTACAACATTCTTGTCATAAATACTCTCACCATCATTCATGAATTGTTTGACTTTGCCAAGACGCATTGAAGCATCTTCAAGATGTCGATAACAAAGTGTCAGGTTAGCAAATACTTCACTATCAACTTTGGTTGACTGAAGTGTTTTTTTCATGTCATTGACCTGAGCAGCGATAGCTTTAAGCGCCACACGTGTACTATCTGAAAAGTTGTCAACGGTCATTTTGGTATCTTCCATAAGAATATTTATTTAATTAGTTCTCACCGCTACGCCGGCTACTTGAAGGGAGTCGCGACAACAACCTAAGCAACCAGCGTAGCGGTGATAACCGCTACTGATAACTAGAAAGCTTCATCTTCATCTTCATCTTCTTCACCCTTCTTGCTTTTCTTGCTTTTCTTGGCTGTTTTCTTTACAGCCTTTTTAGCAACTGCTTTCTTCTTTGGCTTTACTTCTTCTTCATCATCATCTTCTGGTTCTTCATCATCAGCATCTTCAGTTTCCGGTGAATCTGTACCAAGAATGAATTCATTTTCTTCTAGGTATTCCATCACCCATTCACGCCGTTGAGCAAAGAAAATTTTCCATCGTTCACCCTTGTTGTAATCTTTCTTTGCATCTGGCATTGGGAAACCTTCAACTAGCACTTCCCAATCTTCATCTTTTTCTTTGACAGCAAACGCTGAGGTAAGCTTTTCACCATCTTGTTTGATGGTCACACCACGAACTTTCTTGGTTTGTCCTTTTGGTGTAAAGGCATAACCGTCAATTTCAACTGGCTTGTTCAGGTCAATGTTTGGTAACACTTCCATGAAGCGCTCGCCGTAGTTACTCGCAGCAAGTAGTGATAGACAGAAATTATTATCATATTCATCAAACATATCAATGTTGATATTGATATTACTTTCGTACCCTTCTCTGAATTGAATCTTGGTGATAGTTACATCTTCAAGACCAGGGTAAGTCAGCTCGTAAACTTCGTTACCGTCTTTGTCAACGACATCTTCTTCAGTACCGTCTTGGTCTTTCTTGGTTCGAATTTTTGCACCTTCAGTATCTTCATCAACTCGCTCGTGGATTTTTCCATCGGCTAGAATTTGTAGATAACGCTTTTGGTCTTTTGTAGATTTTAATCCCATATTGTTTTGTCTTAATGACCTTATTTTTTGATTCTTATCAGACTAAGCGCTGATAGCAATTAGTATACCCTAGCTAGGGTTGAAGTGCAAGCTAGACAGCTACCGCTTTTTCTTGCTCAATTCGCTGCCTACCAGCAGCATAGTTTTCATTAACTTTGGTCCTTCTAAAGTGTGAACTGACCAGCTTCCATCCCAGTTGTAAATATCAACACCTTCAATGGTCCAGCCACTGAGACTCATGAGATACCCATAGAATGATAGCTGAACAAAGTTCTTACTAAGTTTCGCACCACCAAGATATGTAAACGGTGCTTTCAAATCAGTCTTTTCAACCAGGATGTCAAACGTAATTTTGTAGTCACGAATCCGGCAAATCTTTTTCTTACGGTCAACAATAAACAAATCATCAATCAATCCACAAATTCCTAGTTTAGATGAAGAAACCAAAGCTTCTTGAACAGCATCGCCGTCAACACGTACCTTTTCTAAATCAAAAATCAACTGTTGTAGAAATGGGTGATTTGGTAGGGCTGCATTCTTCTCTTTACCAGCTGAAATTTGTACCGCCTTGCCAACTGTCTTGTAGGTAAAGTAGTGTTCCATCACAGCGTGAATCGCTGTACCAAAGCCTGAAGCAGCGTTACCGTTACTTTCCCACATGCCAAGAATATCTTCTTGTGGAATACCCCACTTCTTGCTACAGCTGGCGCTGATACGGTCTGAGTCAAACTGGTCCTCATAACCTTTTAGCCATGTGGTAGCAGACTTGAATACCTTGCCGGTCTTAGCATGAGTGTACACGTGGGTTGGTTCATCAAAGTAAATATCTTCACCTTCATTAAATGAAGTGAGTAGGTTACGTGGGTCTACTGGTATTTCCTTTTTCAATCCCATATTAATTTCTTTTACCAGTAATAATGTTGAATATATCAGCGTTACACCTTGCACCAGTCAGTGCATTGTGGGGTGTAGGCTCAGACGGTAGGTGAAAATAATTCAGACACTTGTTCAATCCAAGAACTGTTGGTACATCATATTTACACTTTAGCATTTCAACCTGAGTAATAGCATGAATATCAATTGTACGAAAGCTCAACGGATTTTTCGCACCGGCACGCTCAGCTGCTGCTGCAATAAAGTCACGGTCAAACGCTGCATTGTGAGCAATCATCATTGGCTTTTCTCGTAGCCAGTCAAGAAACTTGATAACCAACAAAGCTTCAGTCAACTTACTTTCATCAGACAAATTTTCTTCAGTAAAACCATTAATCTTTAGCGCCGTGCTGCTAATATATGCACCATCCCAGGCTTGGCATTCTTCATAAAACGTATCACCTGTTTCAATATCAACTGCACCAATAGATGCTAGTGAGCTTTCTTGTGGGTTCAATCCAGTTGTTTCAACATCAATTGCGTAGTAGTTCATAATTTATTTAACGGCTTTAACTCTAATACTTTTCTTCTTTCTAAGAACTGGACATCGGTAGCATTTCTCATACCACTCAGACACTGTTGGCCCGAAATGGTGATTGCCGGTTTTGCATTTAGTTTCTTCTTTTTCCATATGGTAATTTTGAATTATATTTTGCTACAGCTGGACCAACAGCATCGTAGTGAGCTATTAATTTTTGACCAACATCACACCACACACTTTCATCAACTTGTGAGAATAGCTGATTCCAGCGAACAGCACGTCTACCGCGCTGAGTGACATGAACACCACCTGGACCAGCTTGGTCAGCGTGAATGTCAATATACTCAGTTCCATCATCAGTAGTTTGTACAATAGCGTGCATACGAATGGGCGCACCATCATTTTTAAGACCTCCAGTGCGGTTTATTACCCAGCCACGAATTGCTAATTTAGGGTCAAAGCCTAGAGTTTGTAGAATCTTTTTGGCCGTTTTATGTTGGCACTGGTAACCTCGCATCATAATTTATTCATCATTCATCCCGGCTGATAAAAACACTTCATCCATATCCTGCACTGATTCATCAACCGCTAGGAATTTCTTGGTTAGGAATCCCTGTAGGTGAATACCTTCTAGTGAACGTACTCGTGAGATTGCCACATAAGCATGACCACAAGCGAACACGTGAGACACATCAATCACCGCTTCATCAAGAGTCATACCTTGACTCTTATGAATAGTTATGGCATAAGCTAGTTTCAATGGTAGCTGCATCAAGCTGGCAATCACCTTGGCATTCTTGCCATAGCCTTCAGTTTGTGCCCATTCATCGGGGTATACATCTTCAGTCACACCTGAGCGCATTAATACCTTTACACAGTCATTATCAAGCTGAACCACTTCAGCCTGAGTACCGTTTACCCAGCGCTTTTCTATGTCATTTTTAGTGAACATCACTTTTGCACCCACTTTCAAAATGAGCAATTCTGGTGATAAACAGTTTGCCTTCAATGCTTTGACTACCTTTTCATTTCCATGCTCGCTCATCTTGTATGATTTGGCTGGCGCATCGAGCATGTCCAGCTTCATTTCGTTGATGGTATCAACTTTCTGATTGTGGGTATCAAGCCGGATAGCGTTATCGAATTCTGAAACATCTTCTTTTACCCGGCCACGAATAATTTGCTTTTGGTCTTTGGTCAGTTCACCGGCACGAATGCCAGTCAGAATATCATTGAACACTTTGTCATTTTGACGGTATTGCTCATGCAGATAACACACTTTGAAATCAGCTTGTTTCCAAGCAGCGCCGGTAAACGCAAAGTCACCTTTCACTGGTGGTAGTTGAAAGAAATCACCTACTACAATCACCTTGCAACCACCAAAAGATTTCTCACTATTCCGGCAAACGCGCATGAGCTTATCAACCACATTGAGCAACTTGGCACTGACCATTGAAATCTCATCAATAATCAGCACCTGAGCTTTGGATAGCCGGTCACGTGTCCAAGGGTTTTCCAATATATCTTCAATGTCTTGGCTGGTCAGTGAATTATCGTTTCGAACACCAGCGAATGAATGAATCGTTTTACCCCTGACATGGATAGCAGCGATGCCGGTTGAAGCGGTAACGGTAGGCATGATGCCGTTGCTCACGCACCAACTAATATACTGATTAATCAGATACGTTTTTCCAGTTCCTGGTTGCCCAGTAAGGAAAATATTTTCTGGTCCTTTTAAATGAGATAATGCAGTTTCTTGCTTCATAGTTTATTATTTAATTTACGTTTTCTTTTCCACTCTTTCTTTCATCTTCAGCGCATCCAGGCGGGCTTCCCAATCCCCCGCCACCACTTCTTCGGCTTTGGCTAGGGCGATACATGCGTCTATGGCTTGGTTAACTCCCTCTCTCCACACATTTGCATCACTACCTTTGTATTCGGCAGGTTGAGTAACAACATGTGGTTTTCTCCTCAACTTCTCCATCCTGTCTGTTAGTGTCATACGCTAGTGATTTCGTTAAAGGCTTTATAATCTTCTGGTGAGTTAGGTTGACCTGTACTAAAATCAAAGGTGACAATCTTGTTAATCATAGGGTGACCTTTACAGTAGGTTACTGTTAAGCAACCTTTTTTGTACCATTCAGCGCACCAGTCAACGTGTATAGGGTTTTCAACAGTGTCTAATTTTTCCAACACCGCCAGCCAGTCCTGTAGGTTGATGGAGTGGCCGATGATTTTAAGGTTTTCTACTTCGTCTATTCTGTAACTACATTTGAATATACCTGCTCCATCCAACACAAAAGTTGCTGTGAAGTCTCCATCTTTTTCGCAAAACAACTCCACTAAATGTACTATCCCGACAGTTAGTTTCACCTCACACCCAAACGACAACTCCATCAGTGCTGGTCGCTGCTTCCTCACATATGCTTCGGCTTTTAGTTTTTCTGTCATACGCTAGTGGGGTTAATAAGTTCGTCGAGGTGGGCTTTGATTGCTCTTGCTAGGTCGTTGTGCCCACAAACTTTACCAGCCTTGTGATACTCAGAGGGCTTTGAACCTCTTGCGGGCAAGACAGGGATGTTTGGTTTCTCCTCCAACAGTCCACTCTCCCTCAGCTCGGTCAGTAGGGCGGTGCGGTCTGCGGTGAGGGTCTTACGCATGAAGTCTTTGAGTAATTCTCTTTCTGGCATCAAATCAATACCATTTATTACATTGTCGTGTTCGTCTCTAATAAGATACATATCTGACGTTCCTTCTGGGTCTGTTTCTAAACCCATAATTGCGCTAAATATCTCATCAAACTCTTCTACGCTTGGTATCTTAGTCATAGGTGTTGTTAAGTTATTTTTTTAATGTGGTAAATGTGCAGCCCTCCCCGTGAGCTGGTATGCCAGCAAAGCATATCGAACATTTGATTGTTATTGAGAGCACAAACTATATCTTCGTTGCCACTCCAGCCACCAGTAATCAACTGAAACAGTCGGTATTCTCTACCAATCTCGTCTTTTTTCCAGTCTTCAAGTCGGGCGTAGGCCTCTCCGTAGTACCAGATAGACTGCACAAACTTTGCTAGGTTTTCAAAGTCGTTGTAGTCCCATTCCTCGATTCGCTTCAGGTTTTGGTCTGTAGGGTAGTCTTGTGACATAGGTGTTATTTAGTGGGTGGGGTTAAGGCTTGTACAACATCTACTTCAATAATAGTTAGTCCTTTCATTCCTTGGTATCTATCCCGTAATACGTCTACTGCTTGTTTTTTTGTCATAAAGAAACCATCGTAGGTGTAATTATTAGAAGCAGGGTCTACTATTGCGAAGGCTGTCCAGGCTTTTCTCTCTCGATCCACTGCTTCACGGATGGCTTTGCGGTCTTTTATTTCAACCTTGTTTATGTGTTGGATAATTTCATCTTGCTTTTTTATAATCCTTTCCAGGACATTTGCCACTCCCATACTTTCGATAAATGGCACGTACCCAGTGATTATGTCTGATTTTATTTCTAGTGTCATAAACTACAAAGTGTTACTTCCATCTGATAATAGTCTGGCGGTACGCACCTACTCACTAGCATGTTGTACATTGTGCAAAGGACAACTACGCTGACTGAGATGCTCATATTAATTTAATTTTTCATTAGCAATAGCAACCGCTTTTTCCAAAGCTTCACCATTGAGCATAGAAAAGCCCGGTGTAATACACGCATCCATATATCCTTCAATATTGGTGCAGGTTTTATCTCCAATAATTTCTTGATTCTCAGTAGCATCATAAATCGCTACACAGTAGCCGGAAAAGCAAGACTCTAAACACACCTCCCGGCCATCTACTATAAAGTGACTGAAATAGTGCCCTAAACTACCTGTCACACCGTGACGTTTGAATGAACCGATGGTTAATTTTTTCATAAATATATATTGTTATTAATACCTATTCATTATATACCCTAGCTAGGGTTTTGTCTACACTCTATCTGCAAAATTACTATCACCAAAATCTTCAGTCACCTCACCACGGCCAAAGTTATTCAACTCAGCATCACGCTGTTCTTGGCTTTCTTCAGACTCACGCCGGTACTTACCAGTTGGCTTTGGCTTAGAGTATCTTTTCTTTGGTTCTTCATAATCGAGCAATCCCATATTTATTTCACCAAACTTTTAACAGCCTGAACAAACTTCACACCATCACGTTGCATCACAAAAGCAATAGCATCACCATTGCCGTGACAGCCAAAACACTTGTAGCGGTTTTGCTTATCAATGTAGAACGATGCTGTTTTTTCACCTTCATGACCAACAAGTGGGCAATGACAGTTGCTGCGCCACTTACCGCCAGCTTTGAATATTTGACGGCTGTCAACCAGTTCTTCAAGGGGGTACTCACGAGCTGATTCAATCTGTTCTTCAGTCACACCACCTTGACGCTTGGCCGGCTGCATCAAGTGTTGCTGGCGCTGGATGATGCGCTTCATTGACCGCCGGGGTTGCTCAGTGATTGATTCAATCTGCAAACGGTTTAGCTCAGTGCGAATGACCATAATATTTTCAAAATGCTCATCTGATACACGAGCCTGACCAACTTCAAAGTTGTCTCTATACCACTGGTCCATCTCATCCTGAGTGCCAAAGATTGGCCGGTTGGCTTTTACCTGACTGACTGAGTGTTGCATGTTGCTCACTAGGTCTTGCTTCAATTCTTCAAGAGTTTCAAAAGTGGGTGCGAACAAAGCTAAAGCGCCAGAGAGATTTATTTTTTCTGGTTGGAATTCCACATCGTAGTAGATGCCTTTCTTTTTAGTTATTTGTAGGTATTGCATTGTGTGTATCTGAACAGGTCTGACAATATTTTGAGCCGGTACGTCTATCGTTGTGGCAATGGTCTTTACTAGACTGAATGTCACCAGGATGAACTGACATGGTTTGCTTATCCACGGTAGCATCGGTCACAACTATCAAAGCGTTGGCACAACCAACTTCAGTCATTTTTCTAGCGGTCAGTTCCAGCCGTTCTTGTAATCGTTCACGAACTGATTCAGCGGTTGTAAAGTTAGGGGTTTGGATAGTTTTCATACTACTCTTTCTTTTTAACCCAGGAACTTTCCCAGTTCTCAGGCATACTTTTTATAATGGTGTGTACGTTGCTGCGAGCGAGATTCATCATTTCAGCAATCTGCGAACCGTTGTATTCTTTGTACTTGTGGTAAAACCAAATAGTTTCGTTGCGCTCTTTTCTTAGAAATTCCAGCATACTAACGATTGGCATTTTTAAATCCATCCCAGTCAAAAGCAATCATGACTGAACCACCTACGATTCCAGTTACTACTGAAATGTGCAATAAAGCGATAATTAAATCCCAAGTAAAAGCATTGGACCAAGTGATTAGTGTTAAAATGGATGTTACCAATAGGTAAAAGCAGAATGCAATTGCAGCTATAGCTGTAAAGACTACGAGCATTGCAGGAATCAGTTTTTTTAAGCTCATATTTTTTTCTTATTGAATAACCTTAGCTATAGTATACCAGAACAAATTGTTCTTGTTATCCACAGTTGTTGAAAACAGCGGTGTGCTACAATAAACGAGCTAATAAAATTATGTCTACAAAAAAACAATCAGATTTACAAAAGCTCAATGAGGAATTGCTGGCTGACGGTATAGAAACTATAGCAGACATTGATTATACCCCCGAAAGAACCGCCTATTTAACACATCTTGAAGAAGCTGACTACAGTGATAAGGACTGGGTGAAGCTCTTAAAAATCCTTAAAAACCAACACAAATTACACTTTCATAAGTATGTAGCAGACATCTACCCATACCTACGGTTCGAAATTGGTGAAGACAAAACGTACTGGTTATACAATGAAGACAGTGGTGTGTATGACGAAATCAATTTTGTAACGGTACGTGGTCTGGTCATCAAAATGATGGTTGATGACGGTTTGGATGATACTGCTAGTGAAGTTGCGGTGAAGAACATCCTGTCTAAATATCGAGCTATGTTTTTAAATCGTGGTTCAGACTATGATGATTTTGACAGCCAAGATGATTGGTTTCATGCCAAGAATGGTTGGGTGAACGTAGATACACTGAAGTTCCAAAAGCACACACCAGACAGATTGAGTAAACGCTCTAGTGCCGTATCATATAAAAAGAATGCTAACTGTAAAAACTATGACCACTTTTTAGATACACAAATGCAACTGAAACCTGACCAGGTGCGAGCAATTGACCAGTTTTCAGGTCTACTGCTGACACCTGATATCACTTACCAGAAAATGCTAGTGCTGATTGGTAAGCCGGGTAGTGGAAAATCCACTTTACTCGATTGCTGGTCCGATGTCTTAGGTGATTGTGCGGTGCAGTCTAGCTTGAATAAGATTTCAACTGATTCGTTTGCCCGGTTTGGTGGGGTATCACTAGTAGGTAAACAACTTTGCTGGTTTGATGAAGTTGAAGTCACCCGGTCCAACATGAGTAACTCACTGATTAATCTAGTGACTGGTCAGAATATTGAAGTGGAACGTAAAGGAATTAGTGGGTTTGTCTATCCTGGTAACCAGCTGAAGTGCGTCTTGACTGCAAACACGTTACCACGGTCAGCTGAAATGGGTATATACCGGCGAATGTTACTTATTCATTTGGAATACTCATTCTATGACAGCATGACTGTCAACCATGACATTCGTAATATTCTGAACGCTGAAGCTAGTGGTATTTTAAATCGTATGCTTAAAGGTCTAGCTGATTTGCGAAAGATGAAAGACTTTGTGACAGTTGAAGGACATGCAGAAATGATTGAGGAATACAAAACCAGCAGTAATACAATGTCTGAGTTTTTAGACTACCATTTTGTGTTTGACGAACATGCAAGAACTATATCTTCAAAAGTGTTGCTCGATGCTTACCAAGATTTTGCTACAGATAGGTACAGCGATTCACTCACACCGCAACGATTTGGTATGGCGTTGAAACATCATGGACTTTCTCAGTTCGATAAAATCTACAGCAACAAAGATAGTAACGGATTTAAAGAGTGGCATGGACTTGGTTTGAAAGATGCTTTTGAGTTCAATTCTGTTGGTTTAATTCGTGAAAAAAGCACTCATTTTTAGGACTGACACTGTCAGTCAAAAAGGGGTCTAAAAAACAGCATAAAACAGATTTAAAGATTGTCAAAATGACAATCTTTTATTTTGTGTTGTAATGTTAAAATACTGACACTAAAACTGACACTAATTTTTCTAGTGTCAGTCAAAATTAACCTTTAAATTAGCCATGGTCTGACACTAACTGACACTCTGACACTTTTTTATTATATATATATATATATATATAATATGTATATATGTGTATATATAGGGGAGAGTTTAAAACTAGTGTCAGTCGCCCAGGTGTCAGTCTGACCGTCACTTCTTTTCTTGGCTGTATTAAAGCTGTGTTATAATTTTTGCATATGAAAACAGCAAAGAAAAACGGCGCTGTCACTAAGAAGAAGGCAGCGCCAGCCAAAAAGAAAATGGGTAGGCCGACAAAGTTTAGCGCAGCACTAGGTAAAACTATTTGCCTGAGAATTACTGAAGGTGAATCACTACGTACTATTTGTAAGGATGAAAAGATGCCTTCACGAATTTCTGTTCACTCGTGGGTACTTGATGGTGCAGTAGAAACAGCGAGTGTTGACTTGAGGAACTTTTTTAACCAGTACGAATCTGCTTTGGTGGTCCGAGCTGAGAATATGTTTGATGAATTGGAAGATATCGCTGATGATGGTACGAACGATTACATGACTAGGAAAAATGCTAATGGCGATGATTATGAAGTGGTCAATACTGAACACATCCAGCGCTCACGATTGCGTGCTGATGTACGTAAGTGGAAACTATCCAAAATGCTACCTAAGAGGTTCAGTGATAAAAATATCCATGTCACTGAAGATACTGAAGGTAACCAGATGCCAATAGCAGGGAACGCCATAACCTTTGGCTCGCAAACTAATAACGAAACAACTTCTGATGGAGACAGCTAAAAAAGGTATTTTAGTAAATCAGCAAGTGAATGATTGCTGGAAACCACTATTTATAAAACGTAATGGTGTGCGCTACATTATTTTGATGGGTGGTCGTGGTGCAGGTCGCTCATTTGTTGCTAGTCAGTTTGCTTTAGCAAAGCTGATAGCGCCTGAGTATTTACGTTGTGCCATTATGCGTTTGGTCCAGGGTGATATTCGTTCATCTATTTGGCAAGAAATTGTTGACCGGGTTGAAGAACAAGGTATTTCAGAAAACATAAGGATTGGTGATAATGAAATGAAGATGCGTTACACCATGAAGAAGCCAGACGGCACTGAGCAGGTAAACAGTATTAATGCACTGGGATTTAAAGCATCTTCTGGTGACCGTTCAGCTAAGTTGAAGTCACTTGCTAGTTACAACACCATCATCATTGAAGAAGCTGAGGAAATTGGTGAAGCTGAGTTTATGCAACTGGATGATTCCCTACGAACAGTAAAGGGTGAAATAACAGTGGTTATGTGTTTGAACACACCACCAAAGAATCACTGGATAATCAAAGAATTCTTTAATCTTGAACCAACTGAAGTACCAGGATTCACCCGGCCTGTACTAAAGCCTGAAGTCTCACCATATACAGAATTTCTATACTTTAACTTCAGGTCCAATGAAAACAATCTTGATGCCTTCACTATTCAAAAGTATTTACGGTACAAAGATAGAAAACCTGATTACTACTGGCACAAGATAGAAGGTCTATGTCCCGATACTGTGCGAGGTCGTATCTATTCTGGCTGGGAAATCATTGATGAGTTACCATTTGGTGCAAAGCTGTTAGCTGGTGGTATGGACCTTGGCTGGTTTCCTGACCCTTTGGTTGCTATTAATTTGTACTATTATGATGGCTACTACATTGTTGATGAGGTGTTGCATGGCACTGAGTTGAAAACTGAATACATTGCTCAGGTGCTGTTGAACCAGAAAGAGAAAGCACCATTCTTTAGTGATACTAATGAGAATCGCTTGATTGAAGCGTTGCGTGATGAAGGGGTAAATATTACTCAGGTAGAAAAAGGTGAAGGCTCAGTTGATTATGGAATCAGTGTAGTCAGTGGCATCAAGATTAAAGTAACCCGGCGTAGCCGTAACACTTGGAAGTCATATGAGAATTACTCATGGAAAGAAAACAAAGATGGTGAATCACTTGGTATACCGAATCACACCTTTAGTGACCCAATGGATGCGGTGCGCTATGCAGCGGTTTCAGTTATTGATGGTGTGAACCCTGAGCAAGAAGAACGCATTGTGGCTGAACAACATATGGCTCATACCAACTTTGTCAATAACGCTTCACAACGTCATGGACTTTAAAATTCGTATGGTATAATTTATTGACATGAAAGTACTTGATACCATCACTAGTGAAATTCAAGAGTATATCCACGGCGTTACTCATATCAATGAGAGCATTGCATACTCAGAATACAAACTGAAGAAGCGCATCCAAATGTTTAGGAATCGTGACTATCCAACTGGAAAAATTACTGAAGATGGAGACTACGAACACTGGTTTGATATTATTTATCCAGCGGTTAATGGTGAAATTAAGAATATTGATTTTGATACTAAGCACATTCTGGTTTTTTCTAACGCACCAATTCAGGATTTTGCAGCTGTCTATGTGGTCAACCTAGCGATTGATGAGTATATGTGGGAAAACGGTTCAGCTGAGGAACTGAACCAGTCAGTTGAAGATTATTCTTCTAATGGAAATATTCTTTTCAGAAAAACTGGTGATGGCTATGAGAGTTGTGACATGCCAAATACGTTTATCATTAATCAGACAGCACGAACTGTTGATGATACAGATATCATTGAACGGTTTTACATGAGCCAGGGAGACTTGCGAGCGATGGCCGGCACATATGATAACGTTGATGCTGTTATTCAAGATTGTGGAAACACATTCTTTTCTGCTACTGAAAAAGGGGTGGGTGAGGTTCGAAGTAAAAAGATGTACGAGCTATACCGGCGTACTGGTGAAATTACTGAGCGTGAATTATTTGAAGCGCAAGGCAAACAGGGCGGTGATGAAAACAAATACATCTTGTGCCGGATTGTTGGTGCTGGTTTAAAGAAAGGTAAGACTGCTAACCGTCACATTCTGTTTGCTGAAAAGATGGATGGCAAAATGTCTGACTACTTTACTGAAGCTCATCGGGGTAAGTACAACGGTAAGTGGTGGCGTGAAGGTTTGTACGAGCTTGGCTTTGACTACCAGATTCGATACAACGATATTTCAAATCAGATTGCTCGTGGTCTTGATTGGGCATCAAAGATTCTGTTTAGTCACTCAGACCAACAGACATTGCAGAACCTACGTACCCAACTGAAGAATGGTTCGCTCATTAAGTCAAAAGATATTAGACAAATTGAAGTGCGCTTACAAGGTTTTGACCAACTGATTCGTGACCGTAATGAGATTCTTCAACAATGGAATGATGTTTCCAACTCGTATGAGGTGGTACAAGGTAAAAACATGCCGGCGCAAACAGCGTTTCGTGCGGTTGCAACTATTGATGTGAATGCTAACAAGCTATATGTATTCCTACGTCAAAAGTTGACCCTGGCATATCGTCAAGTGTTCAACAAATTCATCTTGCCGGAACTCGTAAGTAGTATGAAAACCAAAGACATTATTCGTGTGACTGGTGACCCGATGTTTATTGACCGTTTCCGGCGCATGGCCGTTGATACTTGGTATATCAGCAACTTAGTCAAAATTGGACCGCATGATAATAAAATGGCTCAGTTTATAAAAGAGTCTAAGTTTATTGAGTTCCAGCAGACTGAAGCTTTGATTGAAAATATTAAAGATATTTGGAAATCAGTCTTACCAAGATTGCGAGTCACTATTACTGGTGAAAACTATCTAACTGAAGAAGTGCAGACTATCTCAGAACTGATTCAATTCGAGCAAGACCCAATTCGAGCAGCTTACTTGCTAGACATGATTTACGCAGCTAAAGGGATTCCAGTACCACCAGCTGTTTCAACTGAAGCACTACAGGCTGGTGCGCCAAAACAAAGTTCAGATTCACCACTAGGCAAACCTAAATCAGATATGTCAGTGCCACAAAATGTGGAAGAACCAGTGTCTGCTGAATAATTATGGCTGACCAATATGACAACACACAGCAGCAGTTAAATAAAGAGATAGCTGCTATGCACCTGAAGATGACTGACCCGATTCAGCATGAAAAGAAATTTTTAGAGGATAAGCATAAAAATAATGTCAAAAGAACTTCAAAAAGATACGGACTTTAAAAAGCACGAGAATCAGGAAAAAAATGATGCTGACACTTTGGTAAAAATGTTTGGTGAAAATCAAGAAACATTATCAAAGCTAGTTGAAGCAGTTAATATCGAAGCTAAAAGAAATCTTGACCCGATTGCTCAGACAAAAATCAAAGCTTTACGTGGAAATGTGTTGGTTGAAGATTTAAAAAGCCAGGACCTAAAGATAAAACTTATCAGCGAAGTATTACATCAAATATGCTCACCCAAAAAGTTACCGAAAACCTAAAGGCCAATTCAGACTGGCGCTCACTACAAGAGTATATTCTTGAATGTATTGATGGCCTGGACTCTTTGGAGTTGATAGACTTTTCCAAAGAAGGCGCTTTGGTTACAGCTGAAGGTAGAAAACATGCTCGTGCTGTTTTGCTAAAAATACTTGAACCGTTTGCCAAAGAAGAAGATGAGCCTGGTGACAAGAAAGCAGAAGCAGCGAGTAAGTACGGTGTTGCGTAATATTAATGTGGTATAATTTTTGTGTATGAAAAAAACAAATGACAAGGCTGTAGAAAAAGAATTGGTAACACCAGCACCAATTGAAACTTCAGAAGTTGACTTGGTTTCTGGTCGGCCCGAAGTGACCCGGTATGCTGTCTATCAAAATAATGCCTTGGTGAAAGTTTTCAATGGGGTGACTCACGGAAAGGACTTTGTAAAACTCGCCAAAGCATATGCAGAACGAACTGAGAAGAAGAACCCTGGTATGGTTTGTGTGGCAAAAGAATTTACTGACCCAGCTATCAAAGCTACTGATAAGAATGTGGTGAATGTCGTAAATGTTAATGGCAATGTTTCACGAACTTTCTCACTATCTACTCATGGTAAAGAGTACAAAGCACTGGCAGCAGACTTTGTAAAGAAGCATGGAAAGAAGAAGGGACTGAAGCTAGAAGCTTAGTGCATTGTGGCACTGGCGCTGGATACCCCTCTCGATATTCAGCGCCAGTGCTATAAACACTGAACTCTTTTTAAAAGGAAAATCGCTCAATGAGCAAAAATATATATTCTATGAATACTGAAGAACACACACCAACTGCTGACGAATTGGCAGCAGAAACAGAAGCGCAGTCTGAAGTGAGTGCAGATGATGTCAGAGCAAAACTTATTACCGATTTAGGCATTGAGGAAAATGAGTCTAACAAAGACATGATTGACAAGATGGTTACACGTGATGTCGAAAGTCGAAGCAGACTATCCAAGGCTATTGGCCAAAAGATTAGTTTGCGCGACCAGATTTCAGGTAAGAAACCAGAAGTCAAAACACCTGCTAAGAAGTCAACTGATGGTGAAACAGCTGACCCAGCTGAAGCTGCACGAAATGCGGCACGAGAAGAATTTATGCAACGTGACCTTGATGATATGAGCCATTCAGATGCGCTGAAGGCTGAAATCAAAGATATCGCTGAACGTAAAGGAATCTCAATCCGTAAGGCTGAACAAGATTCTTATATCCAGTTCCAAATTGGAGAAGAAACTCGACAGCAAAAAGTAAACAATGCTGCAAAGAATGGCAAAGCTGGTGCTAAGTCTAGTGTTTCAGTAGACGTAACTCAACCGCTTGACCCAGCTGACTTTAATTTCTCAACTGAGGAAGGAAGGGCAGAATGGGATGAGGCACGATTGTTACGCTCAAAAGCACGAGACTAATTGCACTGTTTAGCCAGTCGTAATTTAACTTTAAATTGCTTATGGAAGATGCAAAAGCAGAATTTTGGGGTAACCTACAGTCAGATTTCTATACAGAAACGTCTGCACTTTACCTCGCAAACCAAGACCTCACTTCAGTAATTAGTACTGATGGACGAAAGGCACACCGGCCAATTCTGTCAAATCCGTCAATTCATGACTACGTAGCTCACACTGACATCACGTTTGACAAGAAGACCGCTGAAAAGCAGACACTGGAAGTTGATACTTTCCCAACTGCTGCTGAAGTGATTGATATTACTGAACGAAACCAGAGTATGTATGACCTACTTGGTCACAGTACAAAAGGAATTCGAGAAGGTCTTATCAACCGAACTGAACAAATCTTCACTTCACAGTTTGTGAATGCAGAACACAAGTTTAATGGTGGTACATACGTTGCTTTGACCACTACAAACATTCACGATGTGTTTGAAGATGCTGCTGGTACTCTAGGTGCGTTTGATATTCCTTCAGATAGTAACCAACGAGTAGCTGTATTTGGACCACGAACTGTTGCACTATTGCGAAAGGCACGTGACCAACGAGAAACACCACTTGGTGACATGGTGAGTAAGACTGGAATCATCGGACCGTGGAAGGGATGGACAATTGTTCAAAACAACAACCTACCTTTCTCAGCAAATCTAGCAATGGCTACACAGCCAACAGCTGGTGATGACTGGACAATTCTAGGCCGAAAGATTGAGTTTGTAGCTTCACTTTCTGGTGCTGCTGCTGGTTCTGTACTGATTGGTGCGAACCCGGCTGCAACTCAGGCAAACCTTGTTGCACTTATCAATGGTGCTGCTGGTGCAGGTACAACTTACGTTGACTTTGACGCTGTAGGAGCATTTATGATTCGAAACAAGCGAAAGATTACTGCAACTTCAGCATCAACAAATGTTGGACTAGCAGGATTTGGAGACATTAAGGTTGAGGAAAACATGACAGCTGTTGGAAACGTGGTTTCTGCACAACGTCAAGATTCTCTACTTGCGATGCGAGGTTCAATCGACCTAGTGATGCAATTCATGGAACTGGAAATCGGTTCAAAAGAAAAAGGATTCGCACAACTACCAAAGGGTATTATCGGAGTTGGCGCAAAGATGTTCCAAGACGGAGCGCTTGCATCATACCGAGTACCACAAGACGTTTCAGGCTGGTAACCAATTGCCCACTGAACACATTAAGACCCCATATGGGGTTTTTTGTGTGTGGTATAATTTAGCTATATGAATTTCAATGGTGATACAGATAACCAGGACCTGGTTTCAGACATGGACTTTGTGTGTTCAACAAATGACAATACTTACCCAATAGCAGACAAGGTGCGAAACTTTGCTTTTGGATTGGCAAAAGTTTCTTCTCGAATAATGAAGAAGGACCGCACCTGGAAGCATGTCAGTTCAAACAGCACTACCATTCCAATTGCCGTGAAAGATTTAGTTGCCGGTCAGGATAATTACGGCCTAGAAACAAAGCACTTAAAGATTCTCAGAGTAAGAATCAAAGGTAGTGATGGAGTAATGAAAACACTATTGCCACTTGATAGAAACAAAACAAATGATGATATCCTGAATGCTTCAGGTGAACCTACTCACTATGACAAAATTGGTTTTTCATTGATGCCATATCCAGCACCAAACTATGGCGCAACAGCCGGATTGGAAATTGAGTATCAGCCAGGTGCAGCCATTGATTTGCCAACAGTTTCAAGTATTGACTGGGTAGTTGGATTCAACCAAGATTTCGAACGTCTACCGGGACTCTACGCATCAAAGATTTATTGCGGTATCTATAACCGTGAACGGCTGGGTGCTATCAACGATGAAATAACTCAGATTGAAGCTGACATTGATGATTATTTCCAGGACCGTGATATTGATGATGAGCCGAGTTTCGATGTGGTAAAAACTTCACGTGGCCCTAGTTTGATGTAATATGAATATTTTTCCAAACGGCATCCAGGGTTTATCAGACACTAAATGGTCAGGTGTGCTAGGTTCAGCTCACCGGCTTGTTGGTGTTGATTACCGTTCACAACCTGGTGCGATTCAGGCAAACCAAGCACTGAGTAAGATTTCAGGTGCTGTAGTTGATGAGCTTTGTAAAGTTTCATTGCCACTTTCTGATGGTTCAACACTTTGGTTCTCTAGTGAATCGGGAAAGATTTGGCGTGAAGTTGCTGATACTTTTACCTTACTTGGTTCACTCACGATTCCTGGGTTTAAAATGAAAGTTACTAACGCAACTTATAGTGGTCTGTCTAAAAATTACGAAGCTCAAATAAGTTCTATTGGAATAAGCCATTGCTTTAAAGATAATGGTTTATCAATGTATGTACTGAACGTTAGTAATGCAATTTTTCAATACACCTTAACTGAAGCCTATAATGTTTCTACAGCCACGTATGCTACCAAAACTTTTGCAACCGGCACAAATTCACGTGGCCTGTTTTTCAAACCAGGTGGAACAAAATTTTATATCTGTGAAGATATGGGTACTACAAATGTTGTTGAATATGAAATGTCTACAGCTTGGGATATATCAACAGCTTCAGCTACTGGTGTCACTTACAACTTTGGTACTCAATTTAGCCGTGCTTACGGTATCGTTTTCAAACCAGATGGTACAGAAATGTATTTATGGGATGGTTCAAATCAAGAGTTTCGTCAATATACCCTAAGCACAGCGTGGGATATCACCTCAGCTACATATACAGCAGGGTTTAATATTGGTGCTGGTCTTAATTTAACATACGGCGGTGGTGGGTTTATCACCTCAGACGGTACAACAATAATCGCTACAACTACAAATTCTTTTCTTAGAAAATATGAAATGACCACACCTTGGGATATCACTACGGCTGTTTTTAGAAATGAATACAAATTGCCAAGTGGTGTATACTTTGGACTAAATGCTTCACCTGATAATAGTAAATTTTATGTAGGTACACAAGATAGCCCTGAAACAGTATTTCAATATGATTTAGGTCCAAGTGGTCAAGCTGATGCTGACCCTATAGTAACGGTGCTGGGTGCTGAAGAATTTGCTGTACCTGATGGTGCTGATGGACCAGATGAAAATACTTTTGATGATGAAATGACTCAGTATGTTTATTTTGCTACCAAAGATTGGTTATTAAGAACAACAGTAGCTGACATTCTAAATATTACTAATTTAAATGAAAATGGTTATTTAACTCAGTTTAAAAACGGTGATGAAAAGTATCACCCGGTCAAGAAATCCAATGGCAGATTGTACTTTGGTGACAAACACACGATTTGTGTAGTAAATGAAGCCGGAGTTATCACACTAGAGTCAGACTTTAGCATTCGAGAGCCTGAGCGAATCACTATCTTGGAGAACTTTGATGTTGACCTTCTAATTGGTACTACCAACGTGAACGGAAAATCACGTGTACTGCGATGGGATACTGAATCACCAACTTGGTATGGTGAAGATTTTGTATATGAAGATGAAATTCACGCTTTTCTTGATGAAGATAATTACACATACGCCATTGTGGGTGATTCCGGTCAGATGCACTACTACGATGGAGAAAAACTACTAAAGCACAAACGAATTCCCGGTGTCTATTCAAAAACAGCACGATGCAAGGTGAACGCTAATGCTGTTGGTTACTTTATGGGTGTGCCAATATTTGGTCTGACTAATGTAGAAGGAAATCCTAATCTTCAGGGTGTGTACGCATACGGTCAGTACTCAAAAGACTACAATATTACAATGGACCTTTCATTTCCAATTTCTTCTGGTGAATTTGCCGGAATAGAGATTGGTTCAATTGTAGTGCAAGGTTTTGATGTCTACGTATCCTGGAAATCAGCTACCGCACAAGGTGTTGATAAGTTAAATTGGAGCTTGAAATATAACGGTGCGTATATCGAAACGATGGTACTGAATTCACCAGCTGACCGGGCCAAATTCAAGTCAGTCAAAGAAATCCTAGCTGACTACATTGAAATGCCAGCTGACACTTCACTGACTATGCAATACAGCAATAATTACGCTGCATATGTGACTCACCCACAACAGCTAAATGATAAACTGTTGCAGTTGCGTGGAATGGGTACAGTTCCTGAAGTCGGCTCACTTCAAGCCAGGTTTGTTTTCGTTACCGATGGAAACAACTCACCAGTAATTGAAAATCTGCATGTTAATTTTGTAGATGAAGAATAGTTATGATTGAACAAAATAATAAAAATATAAGCAATCTTAAGCGTCAAATGAGCCGTGGCAGACTTCAGACGAATAAAAACAAAAGAATTAAAGGTGGTGATTTAGAAAATCGCTCATTTAATGCTGAAGAATTTAATTTTCAATCAATAAATACAGGAGTTGGTCTTGCTGGGCAGATAGCCTTAAATCGTGTTGATGAAAATGGAAATGCCTATATAGATATGATTGCTTTAGGTGCTGCTGGTGAGTTCACATTGACTGGAGCAATTATTCCATCTATTGATGCTGGTGGTATTGGTGGTGGTGCTGTACTAGGTTCTGCTAGTAAAGCATTTGGATACATGCGCTCATACTTTTTTTCAACAGCTTCTGATAGACGGTTAAAAAAAAATATTAAAGATATCGAATATGGTTTGGATACTATAAAAAAAATAAGACCTGTTTCATATAAATTTAAAAAAGGGGAAGATGTTGTAAAACTTGGTTTTGTTGCGCAAGAACTGATGGAGTACATACCAGAAGTTGTTGATGGCTCAGAAGATACTATGTATGGTGTTTCGTATGACGAATTAGTGCCAATTTTAGTTAAAGCGGTACAAGAATTATCGAAAGAAGTTGAAGATTTAAATAAAAAACTGGATTAGAAGATGGTATAATAATTTGAATATGGCAATTTACACGAAACTAGAAACAGGTGAAAGAATCCGTTCTACTAAAAATGAAGATGGTACAACTAGCAAAGAAGTGATTGGTCAAACTAAGCAACCAGAAAAAAAGGATTCGCCAGTTACGCAAGAGCAAGCCAGTGGGATGACTAATCAGCAGCTATCAACAGCACTTGCACAACCTGTAAGTTCACCTGTACCGGCTACAAACCTTGCGCCAGCACCTACAGTCAACTTGCCTGAGCCGGAAGCGCTACCGCTGATTACAGCCAATACAAACAGCATTCAGGGTGCTGTTGATTCAAGTCGAGCCACTCTTGACAAGACTTTAAAGACTCAGAATTCTGCTTTAGACGTTGATATTGCAAAACTAGAAAAAGAACAAGAGAAAATTCTCGAAGAAGGTAAGGAATTGACTCAGCCATTTCGTGAAGATTTAGAAAAGAAGCAGCGTGAAAAACTAAAGGTCAACGAAAACTTTGAAGCTAATCAAAAACTGACCAACGAACTAGATTCACTACTAACTCAAAGTAATGAGCTTATTAATATTGCTACCGGCAGACAAGTTTCAGGCAAGGTGCTACAAAAATCATTGTCAAAAACAATGGCAGATGTACAAGGCCGGGCCGGTGTGATTCAAGCGGTAATGGATGCTAGAAACGGTCAAATTACCCAAGCCTACGCTATGATTGACCGCACAGTGGCAGCGGTTGTGGCTGACCGTAATGATGAATTGAGTTATTACAACACTATTCTTGAACTGAACAACAATAAGCTCATTAATTTAGATGCTGAACAAGCAGCTATCGCTACAACTGAACGCAATTTGGCTGTTAAAGATGTGGAATCAGCACAAGCTACAGCTGACTACCTCAAAGAGTTAATGATTTCACCTGAAACAGCTCAATTTATGGCTGATGCTGGTGTATCTCTTACTGATAGTATTGATGGTGTAAAAACAAAGATGGGCGCTCAGGCAAAGCGTGAAGAAACAACTGCAATGCGTAATAGTCTGACTGAAGCTGGCTATGACATTTCACCAACACCAGTTCCTGGTGGGATTGAAGTTGAAGCTGGTGGTGTGACTTTGTACGCTAAGGTTCGACCTGGTTCTGAATTAGCACTACGGATGGAAGCTCAACAGGCTAACATAAATCAGAGTAACGCTTCAGCAGCCAATAGTCGTGCTTCAGCATCAAGAACCCAAACAGGTGAACTACTTGACCGGGCAGCAGCTGGTGATGCAGCAGCTATTTCAGCACTAGGATTGACTGTTGGACCAGATAACACAGCACCATCACTTGATATGATTGCTTTTGCCAGTGACTACGCTGCTACTGGTAAATTACCAACAGGACTACCAAAAGGAATGTCAGTTGGCGCGGTTGCAGAACTGGCACGCTCACTACCGAAGCCAGATGGTGCAATCGTGAGTCGAAACACAGGATTGCCGTCTACAGTACTTTCAGCTGATGCCACAAAAGGTATTACCGCTATGAATGAAATTGTAAATGACACTTTGCCGTTTATGATGGAAAAATGGGATGAAGCGCAACGAACCAACTTTGGGGGTACTGGTTTAGTGGGAGGTATAGCTTCAAACCTTGTGCCTTCACAGGCCATGACTCAATATGAGCAAGCTCGTGAAGAATTCCTTTCAAAACTACTGGTGGCTCGGTCTGGTGCAGCTGTTACTGAGCAGGAATATGCCCGATATGCAGCACTTGTGCCAGGTGCATTTAACAACTCACTTGGAATTGGTTCTAATGGTGATGTAAAACTGAGAGGTTTAGACAGCTTGATGGAAACAAACTTTGATAATTATTTGAATTCAAACCAACTGACTGTATATGGTTATTCAAAAGTTGATGTACCGGCTAAGGATGTGGAGATAGCAGTTCCCACTTCATACGGTTCTTACCAGTCGAGTCTAACTGAACCAGCCAAACAGTTTGTGGTTGGCGAGGTTATAGAAGATGCTTACGGTAGACAAGGAATCATGCAACCAGATGGTTCAGTAATATTAATTAACCCATAGCTATGACACGAGTTTCAATGAAAGAGTTTGGTAGGGGTTTGCCAGTAAAGCAAGTCAATCCAAAAGCACCAAGAGTGCCAGAACAAAATCAACAAGGCAGTACTTTTGGCCGGGTTATTTCTGATATTCCAAATGATGTTGCAACTAGTTTTAAAAACTCACTAGGGGTTATCGGTGACACTGGAAAGAATATTAAAGAAGCTTTCACTACACCTGGACTTTCAGTTACTCAACGTGCTGCTGGTGCGCTTACAGCGCCAATTTCTGGTGCGGTCAATTTAGCTGCTGAAGGTATTACGGGTGCTGGAAGGCTTTTGACTACGCCTGAATTTGAAGAACAGCTTAGTGGAGCAATTGCCCAAGGTGGTGAAGCAGCTTTGAACAGTGAATGGGGTAAATGGGCAGTTAAGCAATATGAAGCTTTGCCAGATGAACAAAAATATACACTGACCAATATTATTGCGCCAGTAGCAAATACTATGACCGCTGGTATCGGAGGTGTGGGGGTGAAACAAGTAGCTAGTCAGGGACTCAGAAGCATCCAAAACACGCTCAGAAGCGGTGCAAAAACAGCCGGTAAAGATGTAGTTGAACGCACTTCTCAGGATGCAGCACAAGCCATTTTGACAGCAGCAAATCCAGTTGAAGCAGCTGGCAATCCAGTGGTTGATACTGTTAAAGGTGCTGCTACACAAATCAAAGACTTTGCCACACGAACTTCACGTGAAGCACAGGAAACAGCGAGTGAATCACGCCGGATGGCTCAGATGCCCAAAGAAAAAGGTACTTTAATTAAGAACGGTGCAGATGAAAAAGTAGTCAATGTGATTGACCGTTCAACACCTGAAGAAGTTTCTATCTACCGGGAATTGGTACAGCAAGCCAAAGCCAAAGAAAGTGACCCAACACCAAACACACCGCAACCAAAAGTGATTGCCGGGCGTGAGTTCATGAAGCCGGTTCAGTTTATAATCGAGGAACGAAAAAAAGTAGGTACACAACTTGGTGAAAGACGAAAAGGACTTAGCACAGAAACTAACATTGATACTGAGGTGGCTTTTCGCCAGTTTGATGAATACCTGAGAGATACTTACCAAGTAGAATTTGATTTGGATGCAAAAATTATTCCAAACACTGGAACGCTCGCTTCAGGTGACGTACCTCAGATTCAAAAACTATATGACCAACTATCGGATGGTACTTTAAATTCTGAAGCTGATTTGGATAAATGGTTGCAGCGAACACTAAAAGATTTTGACTTGGTTCAAAAGCGTGAAAAGACTTTCAGTGATGAAGTATCAAAGATTGCTGGTGTTGCTAGACAGCAAGTTGGTGAATTGATGCCAGCTGATTACAATGCCTTGCGAAAGCAGTATGCAGAAATGTCCACACCACTTGGTGACATGGTGAAGCTACTTGGCTACAAGGGAAACCTTGATGAACTATCAGCTAAAGAGTTAAAGATTAGTGAAGTAGCTTTACGAGTACTAGGAAATGCAGCAGACCGGCCACAATCAGTTATTGATGGTGTACTTAATACAGCTAAAGCCAATGGTTACGCTTCAACGGTAGACCTAAACAAGCTGATTTATGTCACTGACCAGCTAGAAGATTTGTATGATATTACACCAACACGTGGCTTCAGTGGAAGTAATACACGTGGTATTAATCAATCTAGTGCCGGTACAGCAGCAGACGTAGCAACCTTCAACGTAGGTGGCTTGTTTGACCGGGCCATGAGTTCACGAGCGAGTCAGAAAGAAATTCAAGAATCATTCGAAGCGTATCTCAATTCAATCGGTGAAGGTACTGGAACACCAGGTACGTTTAAGCCGGGGCAAACAGTGAAGGATGATGCAGTATCAGCAGCAGCCAAAACTGAAGCTGCTGCTGTAGCTAGACAATCCAAAAGCGATTCATTCGAACGTGAACCTTCATTAACACCAGAAAATAAAGCGATTGAAGATGCAGCATTCAACAAAATCCTGGACCAAGAAGATGAATTACTTGCTCAGTATAAAAATATTGCTGAAACTGAAGGTGGAACTGTAATCAACACTGACCTTTTCCGAACTTTGTTTAAAGATGAAGGATATGTTGGAAGTAATGCAGCATCCGTTCAAGAGCCATCCTCATACCTATCTAAAAAGGCTTTCACTGAAGCTTTGAAGAATCCTGGTGAAACGGTAGTTATGACCGCTGGTGGTTCTGGTACTGGGAAAAGTTCAGCCTTAAAAGGACTTAATGGTGTCAATGAACAAATGGATGATGCAGCGTTTGTATTTGATTCAAACCTCTCATCAATAGAGTCAGCTTTGAGGAAGATTGAAGAAGCTCATGCTGCTAACAAAGACATCATAGTTGATTATGTATATCGTGACCCCCTAGATGCGTTTGAAAATGGTGTGGTAGCACGAATGCTAAACAACGAAGCTGAAGCTGGCCGGCTTGTGCCAAGTAAGGTGGTGGCTGGAAATCATATTGATTCACTAAAGGTGGTGCGTGAACTGGAAGAAAAGCACGGTGTCACAGTCAACTACGTGGATAACAGCTTAGGTGGGCCAAAGTATGCAACAGTTGTGGACTATGCTACTATTTCAAGTAAGGCGAACTACCCTTCAGTTGAAGAACTGACCGGGCAGTTTAATGAGATTGCTAAACGATTATTAGATGAGGGTACAATAACACCAGAACAATATGCCGGTTACATTGAATAAAGAATTGCTCGCACGAGCAAAAGCTAAACAAAAAAGACACGCTCAAATTTTTGTGCGTGGTCTTAATGACTCTAAAGTTGACGAGAAAAAGGAAACTAAGAATTAGTTTTTTTCACCCTTCTCTTTCATGCGCCGGGCAACTTGCCGGTTCAAACCTTGAACAAATAGTGAAATATGCTTTTTGTTCTTTTCTTGAAAGGCAATTATTTGTTCTGGTGTTTTTTGTTTCTTCATAATGATGATTTGGTTTAAGTGATAATTGTGGCAGCCACCTGACTACATACTAAGTATATCACAGTTGGCAACGGTTTGCAAGCTAGTAGCGGATGAGTTGGAAGCCCATGGCTGACCCAATGCCTAGCAAGAATAGTAGGTCAAAGATTTTCATAGTTAGTTTTATGAAATACTTTTTCCAGAATTTTTTGTAGTTGAATTTTTTCATAATTGTAGTTTGAATTATTGGTGCTGATAAAATTGGCTCGACCTGAGTGCAGGAGTGTTCCTTACTTGTACCTATAGTATAGCACAGTTGGCAACGGTTTGCAAGGGGTTAAAAAGCTTGACAACAGTTGCCAATGGGTATATACTGTATATAGAAGGTTGCGAAAAGCCTTCTCCAATTAAACAATTAAACAAAAATAAAATTATGACAACACAAGAATTAGTACAAAAACTTAACAGCAACGTAGCAAGCGTTCGCAAATTCTCAGTGACACGTGGAATGTATGTGGCAAGGTTCACTGACATCGAACACGAGCTGTTCGCTACTGAAAGTGGCATCGTAGCTTACAAGTACGAATCAAATGGTAACCCATCACTGATGCTGTTTGTTGGAAAATCTAACAAGCCATTGATTCACTGTCGATTTCATTCAGTTGAATCACGTGAACTGAAAATCAATTCTATTGTTCAGAATGTTGAGAATGAATCAAAAAGAAAAGCTATCCGCAAGTCAGTTTCTGAGCAACCATCAACACTAGTAGTTGGAGATATTCTCTACACATCTTGGGGGTACGACCAGACAAACATTGACTTCTTTCAAGTGGTCAAGACTTCAGGCAAGCGAACGGTTGAACTAATGCGCATTTATGCTTCAAGAGTTGAATCAAATTCTGACTACTCAGATACGCTCATGCCGGTGAAAGATTCTTTCATCACTGAAGGTTACCGTTCACAAGAGAATGGCACGTACCGGGTGAAAGATGGTACACACGTTTCATTCAATGGCTACAAAAGTGGTTCACTATGGGTTGGTAAACCAAAGTACCAAACCGCTGCTGGTTACGGTCACTAGAAACCATAGATTTGACACGACATAATAGTTGTGTCATTTCTATAATATAGCTTGCAAACGGTTGGCAACCGTGCTATACTAAGTATAGAGGGTTAGGCAGGACCTTCTCCAATTATCACTTAAACCAAATCATCATTATGACAAAAGATTCAATCACAAAATTTAAAATCTTTGAATTCGTTAATTACGTTTACAGTTTCTACGGCAAGGGTGTGGGCATTTATGCAAACGATTTTGAAGGCGGTGGTGTGACCATCACTCAAATCCATCAAGCAACTATGCAGTACATCGAGTCAGGCAAACCGTTTGAAGGTGACAGCGTTGACCGTGAAGCTATCCGAACAATCTTACAAGACGACTATAACCCACTAAAATAATTATGAAAACATTCATCATCATCAACGGCAAAAATGTGTCGTACATCCAAAAAGAAAACTTATCAGACGCTGTCACTTATTGCCAGAACTATTGCAACCATTCTGAAGAAGTGATTGTGCGTGAAGTCACTAGCAATCCAACACTTACAGATTTGGAATATGGCGTAGTGATGCAAGCAATCCAAAACGCTCAGGTTCAACACATTGACAATGATTTCGTTGACCCTTATGCAGAAAATGAAGAAGGTTACACTGACCAAGACATTACCAATTCACTGAGTAGCGTAGAAGAGAAAATACAAACTCAGTTTCTAACTCAAAACTAATTATGAAAATCCAAATAGAAAAATTCATGGACCAATTCTTCTTTACTCAAATTAAGAAAGGCCAGATGAAGTGGACTCTTGACCGGGACTGGTTGACTGTCTACTACCAAGAAACATTATCAGCCAGCGGTGCAGACCAAAAATTCTCGCTATTGTGCGCTCAGTCACTAAATGATTACACTACTGTATTTCAAGACGGCGCAATCAATATCCATTCAATGGAGCTGCTAGACAGGATTCACACCATGCTGTTTGAAGCACTACGTAGCGCTAAACAAGATGTGAACATCTTAATGTCTGAAAGATAAAGCTTGCAAACCGTTGCCAACTGTGATATACTTAGTATAGAAGGTTGGGAAAGACCTTCTCCAATTAACCACTTAAACCAAATCAAAATTATGACATCACAACTATTTAAAAACACCAAGACCGGCGAAATCGTCACCCAAGTACCTATCCTGGAACTAAGTGACTACGTTGAAGTAGAAAGTTTAGAAGTACCTATGCAGCTTGAAGGTGAAGATGGAAATGCTTTCGCTATCCTGGGCCGGTTCACTAAGCTTGCTCGTAAAAATGGCTGCTCACTATCAGCAATCGAGAAAGTAATGACTGAAGCTCAGTCAGGTGACTACAACCATTTACTACAAACCATTATCAACCACACTGTTTCACCAGTTAACCAAGACTAATTATGAAAACATTTACCGCAACATTTAAAACTGGAAAAACCCGAATGGGTAGTGATTATGAGACTGTAGACAATTCTGAAACTACACTAGCTTTAGAAAAATTGTTCACTGAAAACAAAGTCGCCAAGATTCAATCCCCTTGGTCAGGGGGTGACTCTAGTTACCCTTTTGAAATCAGTGTGATGAATGAATCCTGCTATGACTATGGTAGTAAGAAGTTTCGAATTTATTTTGAAAACAAGTCAGGACCAAAATCATTTATTCAATCAAATGATGAAGGTGAAATCAGTATCGAAAAACTTCTCAGTAAAGCAATCTGTTCATTCGATAAGTACAAACGATATGCTGAAGATATGAGATGTCAAAAAAAGAGAAATGAGGAGCGTTCCAAACTGGCTTATTCTCTTGGATTAAAATTGAAAGGGACAGAATTTGAAGTAACAAATTCATACAGGTCAATTCAGATTGAAGTTGTTTTCTACAACAATGAAGAAGCTTCAGCATTCGTAGACAACTTGGTTGCTAAACTAAAAACTGATGCCTAGAAGTTGGCACTGGATAGCCACCAGGCAAATTCTGATTGGTCACCAGCAGTATTATGAAGTCTATTTCAAAGATACTGCTGGTGATATTTTCAGAAACTGGCGTGAAGCTGAAGGGTACAAGAAGAAATTATTCGCACAACTAACAAACTGATTATGGCAACAAAAAAAGAAATCAGAGATTTGTATAAGCTACAAAATGCTTGTCTAGAGACTGAAAAAGATGGCAGCTTTACGTTTCCTAAACAGGAATTTAGCACTTATCTTGATGGTGTTGCTGATGCAATCAAAATTATCAGAAAATTCAAAACCGTAGAAGAAATCTTAAACCTAAAATAACTTATGAACGAATACACAATTGGAGAAATCTTTCGCAACGAACTACTACTTACAAACACCGGCGCACCATACAAAGACAAGGCCAGCGTTTCCAACGTACTTGCTCGTTACTCACACACGGTAAAAGAGACAGCTCATGGCCCAGCCAAAATGTACACTGAAGATACAATCAAAAAGATAAACGAAAGATGGGCATAACCCATCTTTTTTGTATGTTATAATTTTGTTAATGGTTGATTTCGTAGACAAAGTAAAAAATACAGGGATTTGGTCTGATAAAAATATTGCTGGTACACCAGAAATAGACTTTGTGTTTTCCAACGGTACTGATTTTGTATTTTCTAATGGTCAAGATTTTGTTTTCGCACAAGCCACAGCTGCTGGCGTTTGGGTTGATAAAAATAGGGTATAATATTTATATATGGCAATACTACCTGACAGAAACGAACTGAGTTCACCAGCTGACGGTGATTTATACATGACTACAGACGTTTCAGATACAGGTGACGCTGCTACTGGAACTGACAAAAAGATTACCTGGGCCAACATCAAACTGGCTCTAAAGACGTATTTCGATACTATTTATCAGCCATTAAGCGCTGTATTGACCGCTACCACAGCTTCATTTA